TGGCTACAATGTCGCCCAAGATACCTATGTAGTTTCAGTAAATGGTAATACTGTCACAATGAGCCAAGAAGCCTCATTAACAGGCACAAATAGCGTTTTATTTGCTCAGACCGAGTACACTTTACCAAGCGATTTTGAGACCATTACAGACCGCACACATTGGGATAAGACAAAGCATTGGGAAATGCTTGGCCCTGAGGATGCACAGCAATGGCAATGGCTAAAATCGGGTTATATCTCAACTGGCCCTCGTGTCCGTTGGCGTATTCTAGGCGGTACTTTTCAAATCTGGCCACCAATGAATACCCAAGAGTATTTAGGCTTTGAATATCGTTCTAACGCATGGGCAGAATCAGCCGCAGGTGTGCCACAGCAACAGTTTATTAACGATACCGATACGACTTTCTTTGATAGCCGTATCATGGTGCTATATACCAAGCTCAAATACTTCCAAGTTAAAGGCTTTGACACAACCGCTTTAATGCAAGATTATCAGCGTTATTTATCAATAGCGAAAGCCAATGATAAAGGCGCACCTAACCTGTCATTTGCGCCAAATCCAAGCAAAGTGCTTATTGGCTGGGCTAATATCCCTGATACAGGCTATGGCACATGATTTTTGGTCAGCCAAAAAAGTTTAACGCTACCGTTGCGTCACTTCCCGCACCGATTGGTGGCTGGAACGCTAGGGATTCCCTTGCTGAAATGTCCCCAACGGATGCCGTTCAGCTTACCAATTTTTTTCCTACGCCTTACGATGTCCAATTAAGACGAGGATATACTAAGTTTTCGACAGGCATCACAGGTCAAATAAACACCCTAATGACCTACGCTGGAGTAAGCAGTCAAACCTTGTTTGCCGCAGCAGGAAACACGATTTATAATGCTTCATCTAGCACCGCAACTTCTAGCTTGACAGGGCTAACCAACGATAAATGGCAACATGTCAATTTTTCTAATATTAGTGGAAATTATCTTGTTGCTTGTAACGGTGCTGACCCAGTCATTATTTATGACGGCACAAACTGGATTAAGATGGCTACGACTGGCACAGCCCAGACCATCTCTAGCATTACCCATGTAGGAACATTAGCTACTTTAACAACATCATCGCCACATGGTCTTATTACTGGCAATCAAGTAACAATTACTGGTGCAACACCTACCGATTACAACGGTACTTATGTTATTACTGTTACTGGCGCAAATACATTTACCTACACAATGGCTACAACGCCAAGTGGTAATGCAAGTGTTGTGGGAACTTATGTTATTGGTTTTTATGTAACTGGCGTAAATAGCAACACTTTTGTCAATGTAAACCTATTTAAAAATAGGCTTTATTTCACCCAAAACAACTCAATGAATGTTTGGTACTTACCTACCAACGCATTGGGTGGCGCAGCGCAAGTCCTAAATTTTGGAGGAATAGCACGAAATGGTGGCTTTATTCAAGCAATGGGTACTTGGACTCTTGACGCTGGTTATGGCGTTGATGATTTTGCAGTATTTCTTACCAATATGGGTGAGGTCATCGTTTACCAAGGAACTGACCCATCTTCTGCTACGACATGGGCTTTAAAAGGCGTATTTCAGATTGGTTATATATTTAGCCGTAGATGCTTATTTAAGTGGGCTGGAGACCTTTTAATTCTAACCAATGACGGTTTAGTGCCATTGACAGCAGACCTTCAGTCTAGCCGTCTTGACCCTCGAATTAACTTAACAGACAAGATATTCCAAGCTGTAGCTACTGCTACAAGTCTTTATAGCACCAATTTTGGCTGGCAGATTATGTATTTTGCCAAACCCCAAATGCTTATCCTAAATATTCCAATTTCAGGCGGAACTCAGCAATATGTAATGCACACCATTACAAAGTCTTGGGCTAACTTTACCAATATTGGCGCTGCTTGCTTTGAAATGTACTATGACAACTGCTATTTTGGTGGAAATGGCTTTGTAGGACAGTTTTGGAATGGCGACAGCGATGCTGGCACAAACATTAATGCTGTAGCCCAACAAGCCTATAACTATTTTGATGCTAGAGGTCAATTAAAGCGGTTTTCAATGGTTCGCCCAATTATTCAGACGGATAATGGCGTACCTACCATTTTGGCTGGCATGAGCTATGACTTTGATGCTGCCAATCCACAAAATTCACTTAGTTACAATCCAGCCGTTTCACAGGTAGGTCTTTGGGACACCGCCAAATGGGACAATAATATCTGGACAGCAGGATTAATTACGACTAAGCAATGGCAAGGCGTTACTGGAATAGGCTATGCCGCCAGTTTTACCCTAAATATTGCATCGCAAAACATTGAATTACATTGGGATTCCACCGATTTTGTCATGGAAAAAGGTGCTGTTCTGTAATGCGTAGGCTTACAACGGAAAACCAAGAAAATTTAAGGAAGTGGCTGTCAGAAGTAGGAGATTTTGAATATCCTGACAATACTATGTGTATTGGGCAAGAGAAAGATGGGCAATTAATTGGAGTTGTTGGATATGACAATTTCAACCCAAATTCCTGCCAAATTCATGTAGCAACTACGGATGTTTATTGGCTTAACAAAGCCATGTTAAATGCTATTTTTGACTATCCCTTTAACATTTTAGAAGTCAAGGTTATAATCGCACCTATATGCAAGGATAATTATAAGTCCTTGAAACTGTGCCGAAAACTTGGCTTTGAACAGGTAGCTGACATCCCCTATGGACATCCAGATGGGGATTTAATAGTGATGGTTATGAAGCGTAACCGATGTGTTTGGTTACAACAAGGAGAATGAAATGGGCGGTATAGTAGATAGCATTTTTGGCGGTGGTGGCGGTTCAAGCGCACCAGCAGCGCCAGCACAACCGAATTACACCCAAGCGGCACAAGCAACTGCCGCAGGGAATATGATTGGGCAGAATACGCCCTACGGTACTTTAAATTACACACAGTCTGGTACAGATGCCTATGGCAATCCAATGTACACAGCAAACCAAACTGTTGCGCCTTCGCTACAACCTGCGGTACAAAACTCACAAAATACTATAGGAAATTTTCAATACCAGCCATTTACAGGCGGTAATTTGCCTTCTTACGGAATTAATCCAGGTCAAACTTATCAAGAAGCTGAAATGTCAATTCTTCAGCCTCAAATTGACCGCCAAAGACAACAAACATATACCCAACTTGCTAATCAAGGTATTCAGCCTGGTTCTGAAGCATACAAAAATGCAATGATGGACTTGAATAACCAACAAAATAACTTGTTAGCCAATGTAACAACACAAGGTATTGGCGTAGGCTTAAATGCCAATCAACAGCAATATGGTCAAAACCTTAATACCTACAATACCAACGCTACAACGCCATTTACACAAGCTAATGCAATTAAAGGTTTGGCAACTCCAAGCTATGTGCAAACCCCTGCTGGCCCAAATTATTTAGGTGCTGCACAAACACAATTTTCTGGTCAGCTTGGTGCTTATAACGCTGCACAAGCAAATCAAACCAACCAAATGAATGGTCTATTAGGTCTTGCTGGAACTATTGGTTCAGCATTGTTATAAAAATGCCATTAAACGCTTACATACCAATTTCAATGGGCTCGCCACAAGCGATGGACAATACTGCATTGTCACAAGCGTTAATGACACCTCAATATCCAGTTCCACAAAATCCACTTAATATGGGATTAAATACTCAGCTTGCTAAGGCATTGCGTGGGCAACATCAATCACCATTAAGCGGTTATTTTGCGAATACTTTTGGCGGTAGTGCTGGTAATGATTTGAGTGCTTATATGCCTTGGAATCAAACTGCTACTGCAAATACTTATGGAACTGACCCATATTCACAACAAAGTTTAATGCTTGCACAACAAGATGCAGGATTGACCAATTCTCCATTTACATCCAATTTTTCATTAGATAATTTGGGAAATATGTTTAATAGTTTTGGTAGTTCTGCCCCACAAGCATTAGATACAGCAGCATCAGTAGTAGGATAAGGATAAATATGGCAATTAATCAATATACTCCAACAACCATTCTAGACCCAAATTCTGAAGAATTGGCTGGAATTAATCGCCAACAAGCATTGGCTAATGCTTTGCTGACACAAGGTTTGCAAGGTCAGCCACAAGGTCAAATGGTAAGCGGATATTATGTAAAGCCATCATTTGCTCAAGCATTAAACCCAGTAGCTCAACAATTAGCTGGTTCTTATTTGGGTAAACAAGCCGATACTAAAGCACAGGAATTGGCTGCTGCTATTCGTGGCAAACAAGCAGAAGCAGTACAAAATTATTTGAGCGCACAAACCCCACAAGAGAAGTTTGCAGCAGGTACAAGTTCTTATGCGCCAGCAGAACTGCAAAAATCTGCATACGGCATGATAACTCCACAAAAACTTGGAGAGGGCGAAACATTACAGCAATTAAACTTTGGCACAGGTCAATATGCACCATTGGCTTCTGGTGGCGAAAAAACTGCACCAGAACTCAGAACCGCAGCACAGTTGCTTGGTATCAATAAGCCAGTTAGCGAATACACGCCACAAGATTTAGCTGCTATAAATGCAAAAGTAACTCAATTAAAGCAAGCTGGCGCTAATGTAATGAATGTAAACATGGGTCAGCATGGTTTTGAAAACACTCTTAAATTAGGCGAAAACTTCAAATCTGAACCTATTTACAAAACTCATCAAGAAGTATCGCAAGCATATAACCAGGTTAAAAATGCACTTTCTAGAAATGATGCTGCTGGGGATTTGGCTGCTTCTATTAAGATTAACAAGCTATTAGACCCAAATTCTGTAGTTCGTGAATCTGAAGTAGCTACTGTAGCTAATGCCACAGGATTATTGCCAAAATTAGCCAATTATGCAGCGCAAGTTGCAAATGGAACAAGATTAAATCCTGAACAACGCAAAGAATACAAAAAATTGGCAGAAGATTTTTATGCTATTTCTGGCAATCAATACAATGAAACTAGAAATAAATATTTACAAATTGGGCAACAAAACGATTTAAAAGGAACGGATACTATTCTTGGAAAGCCTTATACTCCAAGCTCAAATACCGTTACACCGCCAGTTACAAAAACTATGATGGATGCTAATGCTATCCTAGGAATTAAATAATGGCTGAAGAAATCATTAAAGAAGAACATCCTGCGGAAAAATATGCCGCTTGGATTGTTCAAAATGCTGATAAAAAAGGTACGCCTGAATTCAATACGGTAGCTGCTGCTTACCAAGATGCTTTAAAATTGGGTGCAGAGCCTAAGGCAAGCGTAGAAGTAAGTTCGCCTGAAGGTAATCCTGTTTTGGTTAATTCTCAAATGGCTGAAACTGGTGGTGGCGCTGTTACAGGTCGCCCTGTACAAAATGCCCAATTAAATATATTGCCAAAACCTCGCCCATTAGAGTCTGCTTTAGCTGGAGCCACCAAATCTTTTATTGACCCTGCTGTGGCAATGGCACAAATGCTAACTCAAGGCAAACATGGGACTAGCGATTTAGCCAAAAGATTGGGCGAAGAAGCAGATGTTTATTATCAAGAAAATCCAGTAGCTTACGGTACTGGCAGAATAGCTGGTGCTATTGCCCCTGCTGCTGCAACCACCAAAGCGATTGGTATGATTCCTTCTTTTGCCAAACTTAGCCCTTATGTTCAAGGCGCTGGATATGGTGCTGTTGCTGGAGCTTTAAGTCCTGAAGAAACAGGAAAAACAGGTCAAGAATTATTAGGCCAAGAATTAAAGCAAGTTGGTGGTGGCGCTATTTTGGGCGCACCTTCACCATTAATAGGTAAGGCTGCTGATGTTGTTTATCATGCTGGAAAATCACTTGTAGAACCATTTTATAAAATGGGTCGCAACGAAATTATTGGTCGTGCTTTGCGTCAATTTGCTGGTGGCGATGCAGAAAAAGCCATTGAAAACTTGCGTAGTTATGAAAATTTAGTGCCTGGTTCTGCGCCAACAGTAGGTGAAGTTGCTGGCGTACCAAGTCTTGCCGCAGCGCAAAGGGCTGTTGCTAACGCATCTCCTGAAGCAACTAATGCTTTAGCTGGTCGTCAATTAGAAAATACTCAAGCCAGAACTAATGCCCTTGAAAGCATAGCTACACCAACTAGAGTAGCCAAATATCAAGATTTGCGTAGTCGTGTTTCTGATGAACTGTATTCAGATGCATTAAAACCATTGGATTTGGGCGAATTAACCCCAGAAATGACTACTCAAATTAAAGGATTAATCAAAACTCCTGCAATTAAGCGTGCTATGGGTCAAGCCCAAGAAAACGCTGCTAATAGAGGTATTGATATTACTGACCCTGCTGGTTCTATGAGAGGTTTGCATGAAACCAAAATGGCTTTGGATGATGAAATTGCAAGAGTTAAAGCATTGGCAGAGAAAAATGGCGGTTCAAGTAGTGCTGAATTAAACAGCTTGCAAACCGCTAAATCTCGTCTATTGAATTTTATGGAAAATGTCAGCCCAGAATATAAAGTGGCTAGACAAAACTATGAGCGCTTATCTAAGCCTGTAGAACAATTAGAAGCTATTTCCAATCTTGCCAATAAATCTACAAGCAATAAAGATTCTGCAATTTATCTCAATAGATTTTCAAATGAGTTAGAAAAAGCAAAAAACGAAGGAATTTTGTCGCCAAGACAGATTCAGCGTTTAGAAGCCATCAAAGAAGATTTGTTGCGTACAGATTATTTGAATAACTCTGGGCGTGGTGTAGGTTCTGATACCGTTCAAAAACTAGCTTATAACAATATGCTAAATCAGTTAAACTTACCAAATCTGCTTAGAAGGCGTGGTTTTGCCGAAACAATCGGCAATATAGCAGCAAGAGCAAGTGATGTGGCTTATGGTGGTGCTAATAAACAGCTTACCAATGAACTAGCACAGACGCTATTAGACCCAAGAAAAGCTGCTGCCATGATGAAATTGGCTGGAAAAGAAGGTCAGGCATCTCATTTAACGCCAGAACAAGCGAATATTGCAAGATTGCTATTAATTAAAGGCGCAGAAAATTTGCCACAGGAGAATAAATAATGAGTCGTAACGGTAGCGGTACATATTCACTTCCAGCAGGAAATCCTGTAGTCACAGGCACAACTATTAGTTCTACATGGGCTAATACGACTCTTTCTGACATTGCAAGCGCTTTAACAGGGTCTATTGCATCAGATGGTCAGACCCCTATGGCTGGCCCACTTAACATGAATAACAACGAAATTACCAATCTGCCAGTCGGTACTGTGCAAGGTAATGCTGTTGAATTCTTCCAGTTTTCCACCCCTACTTTTAGCGGTAATGTAACTTGTGGTTCTACTGGCTATATTCAGATTCCTAATGGAACTACTGCCCAAAGACCTTCAGCCCCTTCAAATGGTGAAATTCGCTATAACACCACTACCAACGCCTATGAAGGGTTTAAAGGCGGTATTGCTGGCGCTGGAATCTCAAGCATTACTTATTCCACCACTACAGCTACTTTGAACACTACAGGAGTTCATGGTTTGGCTACAGGTGCAGTAGTAACGGTTTCTGGGGCTAGTCCAAGCGCCTATAACGGCACTTTTACCATCACAGTAACCTCTACGACTACATTTACCTATACGATGGCGACCAATCCTGGCGCAAATGCCAGCACAGTAGGTTCTTATACCTATGGCGCATGGAGTACATTAGGCGGTGGCGCAACAGGAAGCGGTACAGACCAGATTTTTAACCTAAATGGACAAACAATTACCAATTCATATACCATTCCAAGCGGTTATAATGCAAATACAACAGGAACGGTAACAATTAATGGTGGCGTTGTTGTCACAGTTTCTACTGGCTCACGCTGGGTAATCGTTTAAGGAAAAATTATGGCTGGCACTTTAGTCGCAAACACAATTAACACCGATACAGGCTTATTTAGCACTAATAATGCTTACAGCGGTATTGCTAAAGCATGGGTAAACTTTGCTGGTGCAACAGGAACAGTAAATGGCTCTTTTAATGTTAGTTCTGTAACAAGAGCAAGCACAGGAACATATACTGTAAATTTAACAACC